CTTGCTTAAAATGGCGCAATCAATTGAAGTCACCGGTTGCCAAAGGGTGCCTCTTGAGGCTGAGCTCATGATGGACGAAGCATTTTATGTGAATACGACAGTTCCGGTAGTTCATAATGTCGTGTTTGATGCAAAGGTGGCGGATAGGCAAATTGAAAATATACTCGTTTTGGATGCGGAGAAGGAGCTTGATATCTTAGAGGAAAGTCCATTTGTTTCGGTTACTGTGTTTTGCATGCGATGGTTGCAAAACGCTTTTAATATGCGGATCAAAGATGACGACAGGTTGGGAGCATTGAAAGAAGTTGTTGTAGCTGCTGTGGAGTCGGAAACTGCTGGTAAAGAGTTGTTGGATTTCACAGAAGTACACACTGATGTGTCCATGTTGTCTACTTTTGAACAAGGGCAGGAAACCGTGATTGAAACAAAGCGAAGAACAAAGCAGCGTATAACCAAGGGGAATCGTTCGCTATTTGCAGCCCGGTTAGCCAATGAGGCCAAATTGAAGTTTGGTACGTTGAAATATACTGAAGCCAATATGCTTATGGTGCGTAGGTGGTTGTCAAAATTTCTGGATGTTCCGGAGTTTAAAGACCTGCGTATCACTGATAAGGTGTTGGCATTGGACAGGGCTGTATTTATGGCGTTCGTGGTTAGTGAGGATTTCCAAAGATTCAAGGTCTTATTCGAGAGTAAGAAGATGCAGGACAAGGTTCTGTTGCGCTTTGGCGCAACAGAATAGGGGTGCCCAATCGTGACAGAGGGCCAGGAGCCGAAATATAGCGAAGCACACAAACTATTGCCTCCTGGTCAGTTGGCCGTCAAAAGACGGTTGGGTGTGCCCCGTACCAGACGATGTATTAGATTGTCTGGTGTGTCCCCTAACATCCAAATTGCACCATTTAATGAGAACGTCGATACTTTACAGAGGGCGGTGGCTGAGCGAGTTTTTCTTGTAAAAGAAAATGGAAATTTTACCACGCCCCCAAAACCAGCACCTGGGCTTTTCGAACAGCGATTAGCTCCTGTTCGAACACTATTAAGACCGTTCTTGCCTTCGACCGCCCCGTTGAATTTTCAACAAACTGTTGAAACTTTCCGGGGCTGCAAGCGGAAACGCTATGAACGTGCCTTGGAGAAAATTAGAAGTACCCATTCTAGTCTATCTAAGGAGGCTGAGGTGTCGGTATTTGTAAAGTATGAGAAGACCGATCGCACTAGTAAGGAGGACCCTGTGCCTAGGGTCATATCACCAAGAACACCAGAGTTTAACCTACGATTGGCAAAATATTTGCGTAGGATCGAAGAACCGATATTCGATGCTCTGGGCTCTTTGTTTGGACATAAGACCGTCATGAAAGGTGTAACAGTTGACCAAACTGCATCGTTGTTGTTGGAAAAATGGCAAATGTTCCAACATCCTGTAGCTGTTGGCCTTGACGCTTCCCGATTTGATCAGCATGTGTCCAAAGAGGCTTTGCTCTTTGAACACACAATATACCCTTTATGTTTTCACAGGAAGAAGCATCGTGATAAACTCGCTGCACTACTTAGGCATCAGTTGCGTAATAAGTGTAGCGGGTATGTTGAAGATGGTTCTATTAAATATACTGTGGAGGGCACCCGTATGAGTGGTGACATGAACACATCTTTGGGCAACTGCGTGTTAATGTGTATGATGATTAAAGCCTATTCTATGGAATTAGGCATTGACATGCAGTTGGCAAACAATGGTGATGATTGTGTTGTGTTCATGGAAAAACGGGATTTGGTCAAATTCCAATCTAAATTGAATGATTGGTTTCGAGAACTGGGCTTCAACATGGTGGTTGAAGACCCATCTTATGAATTCGAACACATAGAGTTCTGTCAGACTAAACCAGTGTTTGACGGAACTAGATGGGTGATGTGTCGCAACCCATGGACTGCTTTAGCTAAGGATTCTGTGATTTTGAAAGATCCCAAAATAGTATCGGAAGATCTTTTAGCTACGTGGTTGCATGCCGTAGGTGAGGGTGGGTTGAGCCTGGCGGGTGGTATGCCTGTGTTTCAATCCTTCTACAGAATGTACAAACGATCTGGTCGACCCTATCGTAAGAACTGGCGAGGTAGAGTTGTGTCTGCTGATTTTGAGGAGATGTTGCCATGGTATATGCGGGAAGTGGGACTTAAAGGTGTCAGGAAGGAATGTGAAATTACTTCCGAGGCTCGTTGTTCCTTCTATTTCGCATATGGCATCACCCCTGATGAGCAGATAGAGCTCGAAAATTATTACGATTCGATGTTGATAGCCACGACCCCTCACGAAGGTTGGCAGCCTCGTGAGGTTTTTCCCTTTCGGTTTTGAAGTTAACATGGGGTCTCCCACTTTACTCACCAAAAATCATTTGAGATGCTAATATAAATGCCAAGAGACTGCACGGTGAGCACCAATCATAGTGTGTGGGAGATGAACAGTCCCTTTCCATGAGGGATCCCATAGAATGTTTGTTAATGGATATTGTTGTTAGAGATCAGAGACAGCAAATAGTACCGTTAGAGGAAGCTTACGACGATTACATTGATTTGCGAGGGTACGGAAGAACTGAATCATCGGCGATCCAAACTTTGTCAGAGTTGAACGGTGTTGAGACAGTAGCAGCTGATTGGTTGTCTAAAGTTATACAAAAAGGTGCTACCATAGTTGGTAACGCAGTTGTTGACGCTGCAGGTAATATAATTGCGAATTTGGTCAAGAAAGGAACGAAGAAGGTTGTAACATTGGTGGACGAGATGCCTACACAAACAAAAAGACAGGCTGCTGCTCCAGTTAGGAAAACAACTCCTAGAAAAGTTGTTAATGGCGCCAGCAACGCCCAGGTTGTATATCAACAACCCAAAGCAGTTGCTGCGCCTGTTAACATTTCTAAGAGGGTTAATATGAAGAGCAAGCCTAGAATAACTGCTAGTGCTAAAGGTGTTGTGATAACTCACAGGGAAATGATAGGGCAGATTATAAGTTCTTCAACTACGTTGGGGTATAATGTTAATTCATTTATCATTAACCCAGGGAAGTATGCCACGTTTCCTTGGTTGTCCAACATTGCTGGTAATTTTGATAAGTATGTGATGCGTAGGTTGCGGTTTTATACATTGTCTAATCAGGCAACTACCACTGCTGGTAGAGTTGGGTTGGGTTTTGATGTCGATTCCACTGACCCGGAGCCAGCTGATAGGAATGAGTTTTTCTCTCTTACTTATCATGCTGAATGTGCACCGTGGGACACTGTGGTTTTAGATATACCCACTGACCGGAAAGAGAGATTTGTTAATTCTCACACGAGTAAGGATTCCAAACTTATAGATCTCGGTCAAATAATTTTTATGTCTGATTCAATTACAGCTACCGCCACACCATTGTCTGATGTTATTGTTGAGTATACGGTGGAACTGATTGATGCCCAACAAGCTATATATTCGTCCCAGGTGTTTTATTCGATCAACTTTTCTTCACCTACTTTGGATTTAATGACCACTTACGGACCATCTGTTGGTCAGTTGTCAGGGCCGGACGAAACGTATGTGAGCACTGCTACCGTGCAATATATTAAACTGCTGCAAGGATACTATCTATGGTCTTCATATCTTGCTGATGTTGGTGCTGGTTCGCCCACCACAACGCTTGGTTTACATGGAGGTACGGGTAGGGTGGCTACGTTGGCTAGCACCACGGAGCATATGCAGCAAGCAATTTTAAAGATTGACACTAATGATGCAGTGTTGCGAGTCACATACGGAGGAGTTGGAGTCGATGCAATGGAAGAAGTGACTTTGTTCCTTACCCGCATTTCAGCTACAGTATATGTAAAACGTAGTGTAGTTGGATTTGCAGCCGCTATAACTACTTTTTAATTTTCGTAGGTAATGGTTGACTCGTTAACCTTAAACGGGCACGTTAGCCACGGTATCGGCTATCACACGCACGACATGTAATCACCTTGCCTATACCCAGAATACCCTGATAATTGATGGGTTACGGATAGGACGGGACTTGGTGATGAGAGATAGTGTGATTGTGTAAAAATATTGTGTGTATAAATTTAAAATTGCCAAAAATATGGGTAGGTGGTGTATGAAAATCTGGCAAGAACGGTGCTTAATTGCATCCTTGTGTATCTGCCAGTGCCGAAGACCACTG